TTAAGTTTTAAATCCATTAGAGAACGTGTTAAGAAAATGCCACCTGGTGAACATGTTTTTGATAAAAAGGTTGGCAAATATAAAATGATGATTCACAAGCATCAAGGGAAATTTGATGTTTATATTGATGGTGACAAACTTGAAACTTATCGTTCTCAGCGAGAAGCAGAGAAAATGGGTAATGAATTTATAAAACAGTTAGGAAGATAGATGAAGCTAATTACCGAATATACTGAAACTGATGTTCAGTGCATCGTCGAAAAGAAAGAGGACGGATCTAAGAATCACGTCATCGAAGGTGTATTTGCAATGGCCGAATCTAAGAACCGAAATGGACGTATCTATCCTAAAAGTATCTTAGAAGGTGCTGTAAGTAAATACGTCAATGAACAGGTTTCTAAGGACAGAGCGGTAGGGGAATTAAACCACCCCGATGGACCAACTGTTAACTTAGATAAAGTTTCTCATAAGATTACCGATCTAAAAATGGAAGGTAATAATGTTATGGGAAAGGCACGAATTTTGGATACTCCAATGGGCAACATTGTAAAAGGTTTGCTTGAGGGTGGTGTTCAATTAGGTGTCTCAACTCGTGGTATGGGTAGCCTTGAGCGTCGTGGTGGAACCATGTATGTAAAGGATGACTTTGTTCTTAATACGGTTGATATCGTACAAGACCCATCTGCACCGGAAGCTTTTGTAAATGGTGTTATGGAAGGTGTAGAATGGATCTGGAACAATGGCGTTATTACTGCTCAAGAAATTGAAAAAATAGAGACTGAAATTAAACGTGCTCCACGTGCGGATCTTTATGAAACGCAAGTTCGTGAGTATAAGAATTTCCTCTCAAAATTGAAATCCAACTAAAGATGGGAGTCAAACATGACTGATCAAATCCAAGAACAGGATGTTGAGCTCGAAGAGGAAATCGAAGAGGCTCATGATCCTAAAAATGCAGAAGCGCAATCTATTGCCTCTGTGGATTCAGCAGAAGACAAAGGCCCTCGTGCAAAGGCACGTAAGGGAGATAAGAAAAACTCTGAACCTATGCAAAAGATCAAAACTAAAGCTGGAATGATCAACGCTGCATATGAACAAATGTCACGCATGAAGAAAGAAGATCTTCGTGTTGCATTGTCTAAATTAATGGGAGAAGACGTCGATCTATCTGATCTTGACGACGAAGTGATTGCAGAGTCACCTGAAGTATCATATGACTACAATGGTGAACTAGACGCGTTGGTTGAATCTGAAGCAACATTGTCAGAAGACTTTAAAGCTAAAACAGCTGTTATTTTTGAAGCGGCTCTGAAATCAAAACTTTCTGAAGAAATCGATCGTTTGGAAGAAGCTTATAAAGAAGAACTAGATTCTGAAATTAAAGCAACTAAAGAAGATCTTGTTGAGAAAGTTGACAGCTACCTCAACTATGTGGTTGAGCAATGGATGGAAGACAACAAAGTAGCAATTCAAACTGGTCTACGTACCGAGATTGCAGAAGGCTTTATGAATAAGATGAAAGATCTATTCACTGAGTCCTACATTGAAGTCCCAGAATCCAAAGTTGACCTAGTTGACGAACTAGCAACAGCCAATGAAGAACTAGAAGAGCAGTTCAACACAGCAATGAAAAAATCTCTAGATCTTGCGGAAGAGCTTGAAACTCTAAAGCGTGCAGCTATCATTCGTGAAGCTTCAAAAGACCTAGCAGAAACTCAAGTTGAAAAGCTTGCTGATTTGGTTGAAAAGGTAGATTTCGAAGATGAAGAAACTTTCGCAAAGAAAGTAGCTACAATCAAAGAATCATACTTTGCTAAGAAAACAACTGCTGCTATCGACCTTGGGGATCCCGAGGAAGAAGATGAAGGTGATACAACAGAAGTATCAGATTCAATGGCGGCTTACGTAAACGCCCTAAGAAAAACAAACAAGTAAGTAGGAGATCCTATAATGGAAACTTATGATCGTCTCGTAGAGAAATGGTCTCCGGTATTGAACGAAGAAACTGCAGGTTTGGTTAAGGACGCACACAAGCGTGCCGTAACTGCAGTCGTTCTGGAGAACACAGAAAAAGCATTGCAAGAGCAAGGCTTGCTAGAAACAGCAGCTAACTCTAATGCTGGAGTAACAGGTGCATCACAAGGTGTAACTGGTGCTAACTGGAACCCAATCCTTATCTCATTGGTTCGCCGCGCAATGCCAAACATGATGGCATATGACGTATGTGGTGTTCAGCCAATGACAGGTCCAACAGGCTTGATCTTCGCAATGAAGTCACGCTACAAAACATCTAAAGCTGGTGTTGCGAATGGTGATGAAGCACTATTCAACGAAGCAGCAGTTGGCTATTCAGGTGACTCAGCAACAACTGGTAACGGTGCAAATGGCCCATCAGGTCTATCCGGTCTAGCAAATGCTAATGATCCAAACACAATTGACTCTGATCGTTCAGCACCTTATGCAGGTGACGCATACGAAACAGCTGAAGCTGAAGCACTTGGTAACACAGGTGAAGCATTTGCAGAAATGGGTTTCACCATTGAAAAAGCAACTGTTACAGCGAAGTCACGTGCGTTGAAAGCAGAGTACACACTAGAACTAGCACAAGACTTGAAAGCAATTCATGGTCTTGATGCAGAGACAGAGTTGGCAAACATCTTGTCAACAGAAATCTTGGCAGAGATCAACCGCGAAGTAATTCGTACAATCAACGGTCAAGCAAAAACTGGTGCTCAGCAAGCTAACGTAACAGTCAAAGGTATCTTTGACCTATCATCAGACGCAGATGGTCGTTGGTCAGCTGAGAAGTTCAAAGGTCTAGGTGTACAACTTGATCGCGAAGCAAACGTAATCGCAAAAGAAACACGCCGTGGTAAAGGTAACTTCATCATCTGTTCATCAGATGTTGCAAGTGCTCTAGCCGCTTCTGGCATGTTGGACTATAGCCCAGCATTGAATACAAACCTAAACGTTGACGACACAGGCAACACATTTGCTGGTGTTCTTAACGGTCGTATTCGTGTATACATCGATCCATATGCAACTGGTGATTACATCAACGTTGGTTATAAGGGTACTAACCCATATGACGCCGGTGTATTCTACTGCCCATACGTACCACTAACAATGGTCCGTGCAGTTGGTGAGAATGACTTCCAGCCACGTATCGGGTTCAAAACTCGTTATGGCATGGCGTCAAACCCATTCGTAGGTTCAGCACCTGCAGATGGTCTTGCAACAGCAAAAACCAACCAGTACTACAGAATCTTCCGTGTTGACAACATCTTGACATAAGAATCAAGAGTTTTCGGAAAAACTTTAGGGCGCTTCGGCGCCCTTTTTTTATAACCTATTGATTTCTAACAAAACAAAAATGCATTTAAAATGAAAATAACCGTTGACATTTGATTCATTATGCCCTATATTATTAATATAAGATGAAAGGAAACAAAATGTCAAGAATCGTACACTTAGAAAATGGATCAGCAATCAAAGCAGACGTAATCGAAGCTTTTGATAAAGCAGTTAATAATTCTGAAAATATCAATTCTTCAGGTGGTCTTAATTGGAATTTTGTTGATGCAGATCTTTGTTTAGATCCTGGAGATTTCTATTCAATGGATTATCTCTATGAGTGTTTCGAAGTTCTTGTAGATGAATATTTTTCGTAAGGAGTATATAATGACTAATAAAGTAAAAGATATGATTCAATTGTTAGAAGATAATGGTGTACACCTAGATCTCAATTGGTTGTTCCATGGTTCTACAGAAGAAGCTCAGTTAAGGCTTCTTAATAAAATCTTTCGTGAAAAAGTAGCATAGGAGGTTAAATGAAATTATTTTTGGATATGGATGGAGTCATTGCTGACTTCTTTGGTGGTTTTGAAAAGAAATTTAATGTTAGTCATTGGAAAGATCTTGAGGATCCCCAGTCTAATGTTGAAAGTCTAAAGAATACAAATTGGTTTAATACACTTGAACCATTTGATACTTCAGCTAAGTTAGTAGAGACCTGTCGTAAGATAGCTGGACGAGATTATGGTATCTGCTCTTCTCCTATTTCAGGAGATGACCATAATTCATCTTATTGGAAACGTGTATGGTTAGAACGTCATGGCTTTATGCCAGAGATACCTAATCTTATCTTTACTCGTGATAAGCATAAGTTTGCAAATGAGATGTTCTCTGGAGAACCAAACATCTTGGTAGATGATAAACCCAGCAACATAAAAGAATGGATTGCTGCTGGTGGAATTGGTTTACTATATCAAGCCAATGAATCAGACGTAGATGAATTAATTAAAGATCTACGATTTGCTTTCAGTTAAAAGGATATAAATATAGGTATAATAATTACCGGAAAGTAATATGCCTACATTAAATCCTTCAATATCAGTAGAAATGGATACACAAGGTTCTGGTCTAAGCAACCTCAATCTTTTACAGCCTTCTGCTTTTAAGTTAGTGGTGGATCGCAAGAACTATCCCAACTTAGAATTTTTTGCTCAATCCGTATTGCATCCTAATGTATCAGTTAATCCCGTAGAGGTACCATACAAGAGAGTATCTGGTGTACCTTTCGCTGCAGATAAACTTACATATGGTGAACTTACTACAATGGTAATTGTAGACGAAGATCTTAACTCATATACAGAAATGTATAATTGGGCCAATAGATTAGTAGAAGAGAATGAAATCTCTGCTACAGACAGAAGATCTTCAAAGGTACCTACTTATTGTGATATCACATTATTGATATTAAGTAGCCACAACAACACATCCAGAACAATTAAATATATTGATTGTATTCCAACATCTGTGGGTGACATGGCTTTAGAATCTACTAGTGGAGATGTACAATACATTGTATTTCCCTGTAGCTTTAGATTCTCACATTTTGAACTACGCTAAATAATTTTATATTATGAGGATATATTATGGACTTAAAAACTATTCTTGACGAATGGAAAAAAGATAGTGTTATTGGTTCGGCACTGGACGAAACATCACGAGCCACACCTACCCTACATGCCAAATACCTTCAATGGTTATCAGAAGCCAAGCTGGCCAAGAAAAGAGCTGAGATCCAACAGAAGTTATTACTCAAAGACAAATGGCTTTGGTATAATGGTAAGATGTCAGAAGAGAGAATGAAAGAGCTGGGCTGGGATTTTGATCCACTTGATGGACTCAAAATTATGAAAGGTGAAATGGATTATTACTATGATAGTGATATTGAAATACAACAGTCTGTAGAAAAGATTGAGTATTGGAAAACCATTGTAGAAACATTAACTGAGATAGTCAATAACCTTAATTGGCGACACCAGACTATCAGTAATATAATTAGATGGAAGACATTTGAAGCAGGTGGTTGATTATGTTTAATCATGTAGATCATGGTATTACTCTTCCTAAGATAACAAGGAAGACTACAAAGAAGGGTAGGAAGTATTTCACACCAAGTGGAAAAGCCTATCCATCTATTACAACAGTTTGTAGTATTCTTAGTAAGGATAGTATTATCAAATGGCGTAAAAGAGTAGGTGAAGAAGAAGCCAATAAAATTTCTCTTCAGGCATCTACAAGAGGTACAGCTGTACATAAGCTGGCAGAAGATTATCTCAACAATGAACCTGATTGGGATAAAGATGTTATGCCAAACAATCTTTTTTCTTTTAGTCATCTAAAATCAATTATTGATGAACGTATCAATAATGTATGGTTTCAAGAAGAGTATCTCTATAGTGATAAATTAGAATGTGCAGGGCAAGTGGATTGTATTGCAGAGTTTGATGGTCAATTATCTATTATTGATTTTAAGACATCACGCAAACCAAAGAAAGTAGAATGGATCACAAATTATTTTATTCAGGCTTCATTCTATGCAGCTGCCTTCTATGAGAGAACTGGTATACCCATTAAACAAGGTGTTATACTTATTACGGTTGATCATTCCGAGCCCCAAATATTTAAGGTAAATACTTTTGATTACCTACCACATTTTATTGACGTGAGAAAGAAATATAAGAATTTAAAGAATGCCTGATATTGTTTGTACATTAAAAGATTATAGTATGTTGTTAGTAGATTGTGAAGCCGGACTAGGTGCTGAACTATCCGACTACTTTTCTTTTTATGTACCTGGTTATAAATTTATGCCAGCCTATAAGAACAGAGTATGGGATGGTAAGATACGATTATTCAATCGCATGAATGGAGAGCTCTCTGCTGGGCTATATACGTATTTGTTAAAGTTTGCAGCTGAGCGAGGGTATTCTGTTGACACTGAAGAGTCGGATCAATATGGATTTCCGATTCCTCCTCGAGAGCCTCTTCAATATGT